TTAAAAAGTTAAAATAATAAAGGTTATGACAAGTACAGAAGTTAAAAATTTCAGAAGTGATTTTCAAAATGCAGTTACTCAATTGCAAAACAAGTATGGTGTTAACATTAATACAGGTACTATCCGTTACACAGATAGTGAATTAAGATTTAAAGTTACCGCTCGTAAAGGTAAAATTTCCCCTAAACTAACTAAAGAAGCTTTCCAAGTAGGTGATACAGTAAAAATCAACCATAAAAGTGCTATTGGTAAGAAATTTATAGTAGAAAAAATTATGACTAAAAATATTAGAGTTAGACAAATAAATATTCCTAATGGTCATATTGCAGGTATAGTTAGAGTTTCACCAGGTTTATTAGAAATTGCTTAAAAGTAATGCACAGGTAGCTTGGCTCCCCAGGCTACCTTTCGTATATTTATCCAGTATTAATTATTAAAATAAAGTTATGTTAGATTTATCAAATGTTGAGTTTAAAAGTTTAGAAGAGTTAAAAGAAATTACTCCTAGTATTTTTACTAAAACCCCTTCAGGAAATGTTACTAAAAAGTATACACATATTCCTACTGATCAAGTTATTAAAGATATGGAATTACTTGGTTGGGGTGTTGTGGATGCTAAAGAAGTTAAAGCTAGAAAAGATGTTGGTTTCCAAAAACACTTAGTTGTATTTAGAAATCCTGATGTTGTTATTAATGGTGATGATGGTGATACTGTTTTCCCACAAGTATTACTTACTAATTCCCATGATGGTAAAAATGCATTCACCTTTACTGCAGGTCTTTATAGAATGATTTGTGAAAATGGTTTAGTTGTTGCTGATACTGAATTTGAAGATTTTAAGGTTAAGCATATGGGTTATGATTTTGAAACACTTCAAGATACAATTAAAGATATTGTTGGTAGTTTAGATTTAACTGTTGAGTCAATGAATAAAATGAAAGCTACCGAGTTGAATGAAAAACAAATGTTTGAATTAGCTAAATCATTCCTTGATATGAGAGTTGAAGGTTCACTTGCTAGCTATACAGATGAAGCAATTGAGGATGTTTTAGAACCACAACGTAAGCAAGATAAAGGAAATGGCTTATGGGAAGTGTTTAATAGAGTTCAAGAAAACATTATTGAAGGTAATTTCCAATATCATGTTGGTAAAGGAGCTCCTAGACAAGCTCGTGTAATTAAGAATTTTAAACAAGATCAAGTTCTTAATAAGAAAATGTTTAGTAAAGCTTTAGAATTTGTAGCATAATGAGATTATTTATTTACATTAGTTTAGTAATTTCCCTCCTTGCGTGTAGTAAGGAGGAGATTACTTCATCTCCATATCCATGTTTAGATGGAGATTGTGATACTTTATTCTATATTGACCCAGCAGTTTCTCCTGGGGTTTATCAAGATGAAAATGGGTATTGGCATATTCAACATTGGGGATATCAATATTTTACTATTAAAGGTGAATTAGATGAAATCCATCCAGATTATATTATTAATGGTACTCCTTTAGTTGAAACCATATTCGATTCTAATTATTGGCTTTGGATAGATGGGCTTACTTTTACAGTACCTTTATATAGTGTTCTAAGTTTTTTTACTAGTGGAGATTACTTAAATCCTATTCCTGTTGGTGATTTAACTTATACTATTGAAAATATGACTGAACTTCATCCTCCACTTAATATTGTGGGTTATGAAGTTAGTAAACATCAATGTTTAGATTGTCCCTATACTCCTACATTATTAGGTACACGTAGTAAATACACTACATTTCCACAACAACAAATTTTCTTTGATAGTCAAATGGTAGGAGATACAGCTACTGTATTTATAAAAACTATATTTAATACAGATATAGGACCTAAAGTTGAAGTTGAAAAAGAATTTAAAATAGTATTTGAATGAGTTTAAGTAAAATTACAACTAAGGAGGCAAAACAGTATATCCCATTAAAAGAAAATTATGGAAATACGGATTTAGAGCATGCTAGATATTTTACCCTAACACCAAGTGAAAAAGGTGATGGATGGGAAACAGTAACGTATTATACCGATAAAAAATATGGTTTATATGCTGATAAAGGGGATGGAGATCAATGGGTTTATGTTTTATCAAACCCAACAACCCCAGGTTTACTTAAAATAGGTTATACTAAAAAGTTACCTGAAGAAAGAGCAAAACAAATATCTGCAGCTACAGGTGTTGCTTTACCCTATAAAGTAGAATGGGCTTATCAATGTTTTAATGGTGAAACTGTTGAGCGTGAAGTACACCATAAATTAAAATCCCAAAGGGTAAATAATAGTAAAGAATTTTTCCAAATTAGTTTGGAAGAAGCAAAAGAAGTAATTAACTTAATTGGAAATAAATTTAAATAAAAATGTCGAAAGAAGAACAAAGAGCGGAATTAATTAATGATTTAATTGCTGTTAATACAGTAATGGAAGAATTATGGAACTACCACCCAGATAATCCAGATAAAAAAGATGTAGTTACCGAATATAATACACTTCAGAATATTCAAAAGGATATTGAAAAAGAAATTGAGGAACTTAGTTAGTAAATTACCTTGGTGGCGGAATTGGTAGACGCGCCGGACTTAAAATCCTGTGGGCTGAAAGCTCGTGTGGGTTCGATTCCCACCCAAGGTACATATGTATAATTAAACGTTATTATGTATATTTACAATGCTAAATGTTTAAGAGTTGTTGATGGGGATACTATTGACGCTCAAGTTGATCTTGGTTTTAATACATTTAAAAAAATTAGAATTAGATTAGTAGGTATTAATACCCCAGAATCTCGTACTAGGGATTTAGAAGAAAAAGCTAGGGGATTAGCTGCTAAACAATTTGTAAAAGATATTCTTAAAAAACATAAAGATAATTTTATATTACAGTCTCAGGGTGTTGGGAAATTTGGAAGATGTTTAGGAGAAATATTTTTAGGTGATATTAAATTAAATGATTTACTAATTACAGAGGGACATGCTGTAGAATATTTTGGTGGAAAACGATGATAGATAAAGATAAGATTTTTCAATTATTTGTTGATGGAAAGGAAATAACTGATGAAAGTACAAAAAAAGAAGTATTTGATTTTATGAATGGTCCTTTTACTAAAATTGGGATGTTTGTAAAACTTATAAAAAATCATTATGTATTCCATCAAAAATTAGAAAAATTCCTTAAAAAAGAAGAACCAAATTATAATATAGAATCTACTAAAGAGGCTTCTGAATTTACAGTTTATAATAGAGCTTGGTACTATATTAAACATATTGATATAGATGAACCCGATTGTATTAATGCTATTATTAATTTTGATTCTGAGTTGTTTTATAATGCTTTAGATAGTGCAATATCTTATTTTGAAAGAATAGAAGAATATGAAAAATGCGCCCATCTTTATAGAATTCAGGAACTAGTAAAAGAAATTTAAAAATTCCGTGACTTATTCCTTTTTTTCTCGTATATTTATACCACGGGGTTTAGGAAAAAAGGGGGATAGATAAAGGATGTAAAATAGGGGGTAAAAATACCTCGGTTATAAATAAATAAAAATATGAGAAATAAAGATTACGTTATAAGGTTATTAGAAAAATTAGAGGGTAAATTATCACAATTAGATTTTATGACTTCTAGACAAGAACCATTAGAAAATTTCAAAAATAAAATTACTGAAAGTAAAGAAGTAATTGAAAATATTAAAACTGAAGTCAATAGATAAAATATTAATAAATTAGGTTATGAAATTATCAGCAGAGCAAATCCAAGCAAATTGGGAAAGATTCCTATCTAACATTGAAGAACACATCCCAGGAAATAGAGGAGAACAATTACTTAATTTCTATAAACGTTATGAGGAACGTATAATCCTAATGCCAGCTGCTCATAAAAAAGAGTATCATGGTGCATTTCCAGGAGGTTATGTTGCTCATGTTAATAGAGTGGTTGATGGTGCCCTTCATTTATATGACACTTGGGATCATTTTGGAGCAGATATGACTACATTTACTAAAGAAGAATTAGTATTTTCTGCTATTAACCATGATTTAGGTAAACTAGGAGATAAAGACCATGACGCCTATATCCCACAGACTGATCAATGGAGAAAAGATAAATTAGGTGAAGATTATATGTTTAATAAGAAATTAGCGTTTGCATCAGTACCTGATAGGGGTTTGTTTTTATTACAACAGCATGATATTTCTTATACGTTTAACGAAATGATAGCCATTCAAACACATGATGGTCTGTATGACGATGCTAATACTAAATATTTAAAAACATTCATGCCAGAACAAAAACCACGTACTTCACTTCCATATATTCTCCACCAGGCAGATTTAATGGCTGCTCGTATAGAATTTGAACAAGAATGGTTACCTAAATTAAAGGGAGAAAATAGCGTGGAGCCCCAAAAGAAAAATTTTACATTGAAGTCGAAAACAAATTCGAAATCTAAGGCATTAAATACATTATCAAGCCCTGGATTAAAGAATATGCTAGATAACTTATGATATTAGAAATTATAATTGGAATTTTAGGTTTTTTAGTCGTTATCCTTGGATATACGACTTTTAACCTTTTACGTAAAAATGAAAGAGCAGAGGACATTTTAGTTCAATATAATGAATATCTAACAGAATTAAATAAGCAAATTACATATACTAGTAAGCGCCTTAAAAAAATAGACGAAAAAGGTATTTTTGAAAGCGATGATGAAATTGGTTGGTTTTTCAAACAAATAAAAAATTTACAAGAAGGAATAGATAGATTCCGAATCAACTAACCAATGGTAAGAAAAAGAAGAAAAAAGAGTAAAAATTACTTTACTCAGGAGACAGAGGACTATATTGTAAGATATAATAATGAACCAGATCCAGAAGTAAGAAGTAAGATATATGAAGACCATATCCATTATCCTTTCTTTAAACTCACCCAAAATATCATTCATACATTTAAATTTTACCATACAGAAGTAGAAAATTTAGAACATCTACAACATGAAATAATTACATTTCTTTTATCTAAAATGCATTTATTTGACCCATCTAGAGGAGCAAAAGCATATTCTTATTTTGGAACTATAGTTAAGCGTTGGTTAATATTATATAATACTAAAAATTATAATAAAAAGATTAAAAAAGTAGGAGTGGATGAATTAGTTAAAGAAAATTCCTCACACACTTATAATATGGGGGATGATAAAATAAAAAGTGATTTAGATAAATATGTAGATATTTTTGTTACCCATGTATCAGATAATATACTTGAATTATTTCCTAAGAAAAATGATGCCCAAATAGCAGATGCAATTTTAGAGTTATTCCGTAAAAGAGAATCATTAGAAGTTTTTAATAAAAAAGCACTTTACATATACATAAGAGAAATGGTAGATGTAAAAACTCCTAAAATAACCAAAATAGCTGATAAACTTCATGACATATTTAAATCCCAATATATATTTTATTTAGAAAACGGGTATACTAGATTCTAAACCTTATCTATATCCATATTTATAATCAAAAACATTATGGGAGCATTAGATAACATTGTATTTAAAAAGAAAAAATTCTCTGATATTCTTAGTGAGATTTATGACAATCAAAAAAGAAAAGAAGCCCAAATCACTGGTCTGATTTCAGAACTAAAACCACTTATAAACGATATAGGTGACGCTACTTTAATCGTTCCATTAATTAAAGAATATATGGAAATTGGCGTTCGTAACGATGAACAATTAATTAAAATGGCTACTATAGTACAACGTGCGCTTAATAATAGTGGTGGTGAAGATTCACTAGGAATAACAGATGAAGAAAAAGCTGAACTAATGGCTGAGTTAGATAAGCTTAACGAAAATTTCGAACAAAATAAAGATGGCAAATAATTTAGGATTTAGTGGATTAAATAATACCCTTAATTCTCAAGACCCAACCCAAGAAATTTTTCAAAATTTAGATATTTTAAACTCTAAATTTATTACGGGTAGAGTTACAGATATTATTATTAGTAATACCCATCCCTTATTTGATGATTACGGGGGGTGGAATGGTTTAGGTACTATATTTTTTGAATCAACGGATAATTTAACCCCTATTGATTCTTCAAAAAATTCTGTCGCATATCCATTAATACCCTATTTAAAAAATTATCCTTTAGTTAACGAAGTAGTAATGATTTTCCAATTACCTTCTACTAATGTAAATCCACTAAATAATAATTCTTTATCTAATCAATATTACTATTTAAATCCTATTAGTCTTTGGAATAGTACACATCATAATGCGTATCCTAATACATTCCAATCTAGTACATCAAACCCCCCACAAAAAAGTTACCAAGAAATAGAAGGAGGTTCCCCTAGAATTACAACCCAAAACCAACCAGAGGTAAATTTTAATAGTCCTTTAGTAGGGGGGACATTTGAAGAAAAATCAGATATCCATCCTCTATTACCTTATGAAGGAGATATTATAACAGAAGGAAGATGGGGAAATTCTATTAGATTAGGTAGTACAGTTTCAGGGTCTACAAATACAGAAAATTATCAAAGTACATGGTCTAATGTAGGTGATAATGGAGATCCTGTTACTATTATAAGAAATGGTCAACCAACAGATGCTAGTAAAACAGGATGGTTACCAATTATAGAAAATATAAATAAAGATTTATCATCAATTTATCTTACTTCATATCAAAAAATCCCCCTAAAAGCATCAAGTGAAAACTTTTCAGCATTATCACCAACCCCATTACTACCAAGGGAATATTATAATCCCCAAATTATATTAAATTCAGGACGTTTAGTGTTTAATGCTTCTAAAGATAGTATTATTTTAAGTGCCCAAGATTCAATTGCTCTTTCTTCTAATAACCAAATAGGAATAACTTCTAATAATGTTAATATAGCAGCAGATAGTATAAAAATTGGAGGACCAGATGCAACAGACCCTGCTTTATTAGGTGGGGCATTTATTAATCAATTTAGAGAACTAGTTGAACAAATTCAAACATTAGCTTATGCTTGTTCTGGTTTGGAAGGATATGATAGTGAAGTAACTAATATAGAAACATCTGGTATAGATGTTGCGGGTCAATCTTTAGATGAAGTGTGTCAAAATATTTTAGATTTATTACCCAATGAAAATAAAATTACTTCTCCACTTTTATCTAATACAATTAGATTAAAATAATTATGTCAATAGCAACTCAAACATATTTAGCTTCTTCTTCAACCATTACTGATGGTGTTAATGAGGTTGGAGTAGTTAATATACTAACCCTTGATGATGGGGCTCTTCAAACAGAAACAGTTCCCACAGCTGAGGGTGTGGAAACTTTTTATTCATCCCCACAATTTAGTATTCCCAATGACGAATTAATTATTGACGCTATACAGCAATTAGAAATAAATACAAATGTAGCCCCTGATACCTATGTAATAAAGGATACACAATATTTTAATGTTCCAAATACTATAAAAAAAGAATTTATTATTAAAGGAACAATAATTGATTTTTATCAAAATATCCCAATAAAAGGAGCTAATGTTATATTACCCCTTCCTGGGACTAAATTTAATACTAAAACAGACAAAAACGGTAAATTTACTATTAAAGCAATCTACCCAGTTAATAAAAACACAGAAGTAGCTACATTACGTCCCCCTATTCTAGTAACAGCCGAGGGATATATACCTAAAAAACTAACTCCTTATGCCCTAGATCAAACTGTAAGAGAAGATCTAAATACAACACAATTAAAATCCACAGAAGGATTAATAGAGGAAGAAAAAGCTAAGGTAGCAAAAATTAAGAAAAAAACCATTACATTAATTCAAGCTTTAAAGGCATCAAAATTAAGTATAAAAATATTAATAAAATCTTTTATTTCAGTTCTTAAACAAAGATTAATACCTTTTATATTAGCTTTATTAGGTCCTTTTTTAATAGGTAAAATTGGCGATATTTTAGCATCAAAAATTTCAGTAGATGATGCTCAGGGGGAATGTCCATCACCTGAAGAAGTTGCTAGGATAAGAGCACAAAGAAACAAAACAGTAAGAGAATTAAATAATATCTATAGTGTAGTAGACACAGCTCTTACAGTTGCGGGGATTTTAGGTGGATTAGCTATTATTTTAAAAGTAGCAGCAGGAATTATAAAAAATATCCCCCTACCAACTTCAGTCCCTCCTGGTATTGGTTTCCCAACTAGTTTAATTTTAAAATTCCAAGAATTAATTACAAAATTAGAAGGGGTAGCTGAAAAAGTAATTACTATATCTTTAGGCATAAGTGCAGTATTATTAGTACTTTCTTCACTGTTATTACAAGCACTTAGATTATTAAAATTATTAGATCAACAGTTAGAAAGATGTAGTGCTGAAGGTGATTTAGAAGCTGTTTCATTTGAAGCTATACTAATAGATGAAGAATCACAACAACCAGGGGATGATATAGTAAATGGTTTTAAATTAGGAATTAAAACTGATGACAAAACACCAATAGGAGAATTAAAAAGAAGATTTGCCATAGCAACTAATGCCCAAGGGGTAGTAGTGTTAAAAGGAGAACCATCATTTAGTGCAAGTGAACAAATCCTTAAAGATGAACTTGCATTTTATATACGATCAAATAATTTAAAAGCTAACTAGTTTAATATTTATAATAAATCATTATATATGAAAGTAAGTCAATTAAAATCAATTGTAAAAGAAGCTGTAAAAGAAGCTATTCAAGAAGAAATGAAAGACATTTTGCTTGAAGCGGTACGTGTACCAAGAGCTGTTGTAAAAGAAACAGTTACCCAAGAATCTCTTCCTAAAGCTGATAAAGCTCAATTAAGAGAAAACATGATGAATGTATTAGGAAGTATGAGACCTGGTGCAGATGGTAATATAAATGCAACAACTGCTAATATGCCATTACAAGTTAGTTCATTTGGTGATACCACATCTCCTAATGGTAAATTACCTGAAGGAAATGTAAGTATGGATCAAATTATGGGATTAATGAATAAATAATTTATTAAATGGCATTTGGAGCAACTAGAATATTCCCAAACGATCAAAGGCCTAGAGTAGCCATTGGTTTTAACCTTCCTATGAATGAGGCAGGGGTATTTACTTCTAATTACCAAACAAAACAAGCTATAAAAAGCAATCTAATAAATTATTTTTTAACAAACCCAGGGGAAAGACCAGGCAATCCAGCATTTGGTGCGGGGTTAAGAAATTTTATTTTTACTCAAATTGACAATCAGGATTTATCTTTTATAAAAGAAGATGTACAATCAAAAATAACGGAATTTTTCCCTGATGTTGAAGTAAGTGAAATAACAGTTTTACCAACTGAAACATCAAATACAATTAAAATAAATATAAATTATAGTGTAAGAGACACAGGAATAAACGATGCACTATCATTAAGCTTTAACTAATGGCAGTAAGAAGAACAATAAATTATTTAAATAAGGATTTTAGTGATTATAGGTCTCAACTTATAGATTTCTCACAGACATATTTTCCTAATACTTATACAGACTTTTCGGAAGCATCCCCAGGAATGATGTTTATGGAACAAGCATCTTACATAGGTGATGTTTTATCCTTTTATATAGACAATCAAGTTCAAGAAAACTTCCTACAATACGCAAGACAAACAAGCAATTTGTACGATTTATCTTACATGTATGGTTATAAACCAAAAGTAACAGGATTAGCTTCAGTAGACTTAGATTTTTACCAATTAATCCCTTCAGTAGCATCCTCAAGTGGAGCAGATACAATTTATGTTCCTAATTATGATTATGCCATTTTTATTGATGCTAATACTACTTCTCAAACAGAACAAGGAACTTCTTTTATTATAGAAGATGCCATTGATTTTACAGTTTCTAATTCCTTAGATCCTACAGAAATATCTGTAGCCCAAGTAACAAATGATAACCCAGATTATTTTTTATTAAAGAAAACCAGAAAAGCACTATCTGGAGAAATAAAAACAGTAACTTTTCCATTTACTACCCCACAAGAATTTCCAACAGTTTTAATTAATGATCAAAATATAGGAGGTATTATTGACTGTTTTGATACTGAAGGATATCAATGGTATGAAGTAGATTATTTAGGGCAAGAACAAGTTTTTGATAGTATTAAAAATACTAATACTAATGATCCTAACAATTATACTGAAAGTGACGATACTCCTTATTTACTCCAAACAAAACAAGTACAAAGAAGATTTAATACTAGATTTTTAAGTAGAGAACAATTACAAATACAATTCGGATCAGGAAATCCATCTGATACAGATGAAGAAGTTATACCAAATCCAATGAATGTAGGTTTAGGATTACCTTTTGAACGTAATAAGTTAACAACAGCTTATAGTCCTACAAATTTTATATTTACTAACACATATGGAATTGCCCCAAGCAATACTACTTTAACATTAAGATACTTAAAAGGTGGGGGTGTTTCTTCTAATGTAGCTGCTAATACAATAACAACATTAAATACAAATTTATCTAAATTTTTAAAACAAAGTTTAGTGTCAAATACTGCCCAATATATTTTTAATTCTTTACAAGTAAATAACCCAAGAGCAGCTAGTGGGGGTATGGATGGGGACACGGCAGAAGAATTAAGGCAAAATTCTATATCCCAAATATCAAGCCAGCTAAGAAATGTAACGGCAGATGATTATTTAGTTAGAGCTTTAAGTATGCCTCCAAAATTTGGTATAATTTCAAAGGCAATAACCCAAAAACCAACAGCGGCACAATCAGATTCTACTTTGTGTATTTATGCTTTATCGCAAGATAGTAATGGAAATTTAACAACTCCTTCAAATGCATTAAAAAATAATCTAAAAACCTATATCAATCAATACAGAATGATAGGGGATTCAATTGATATTAAAGATGCTTTTATTATTAATATTGGTGTTAATTTTGAAATTGTAACATTACCTAATTATAATAATAACCAAGTAATGGCAAATTGTATAAGTGAACTTAAAGCATTTTTTAATATAAATAATTGGCAAATAAATCAACCAATAATTTTAAAAGATATTAGCGTAATATTAGATAATGTACAGGGGGTTCAAACAGTTAATAATATAACAATAGTAAATAAAGCGGGTACAGTAGCTAATTACTCTCAATATGCTTATGATATATCATCTGCATCACAAAATGGAACAATTTTTCCTTCTATAGACCCAATGATATTTGAAGTAAAATTCCCAGATACTGATATTATAGGTAGAATTGTAAGTCTTGGTCAAACTAGTACACTTAGTGGTGGAGGTAGAAACTATTAAAAAATAAAAAATGGCAGTATATAAAATTTTTCCATTACAAGACGCAGCATTATATTCAAGATATCCTGAAATGAATACCGGGATTGATTCAATATTAGAAATATCAAACCTTAACCCTTCAACGGTTTCTACTCCTGTAGTAGCTAGATCTATAATTGAATTTGACCAATCAGAAATTAATAGTGCTATAGATACCCTTAATACAGGATCAACTGCAATTTCTGCTAGCTTAAGATCATTTATAGCTAACGCAGAAGGAGTAGTAATGCAATCAGATTTATACGTTTACCCAGTTTCGGGTTCTTGGAATAATGGTAGTGGTGAATTTTTAGATAATCCCCATACTACTAATGGAGTTAGTTGGGAATTTAGATCTAATTCTGGTTCTAATGCTTGGACAACTGAAAGCTTTGCAGAAAATGTAACAGGATCTTACATATCTGCTTCACCTGGAGGAGGTACTTGGTATACGGCTTCTTCAGACACTAACCTTACTTTAGAAGTAAGCCAATCTTTTAACCTTAGAACAGAAAAAGACATTAATATTAATGTAACTGATATAGTTAAAACTTGGTACTCAAGTTCTAAATCAATAGCAGGAACTTATACTAATATAGAAAATAATGGGTTTTTATTAAAATGGAGTGATGATATTGAATTTGATTCTAATTTATCAACTCAACCTAACATGCAATTCTACTCAGTTGATACAAACACTATATACCCTCCTCAATTGGAAATTAAATGGAGAGATTTTGTGTATAATACTGGTAGTTTACCTGTTATTAATACCCCTGATTTATTTGTTGCAGTGGATAATAACCAAGGAATATTTTATAGTGAAAGTATTAATAATTTTAGATTAAATGTTAGACCAGAATTTCCAGTTCGTACATTCCAAACAGCTTCATTATATACTACAAATCACGCTTTACCAACCTCTTCTTATTATGCTATTAAAGATTTAGATACAAATGAATTTATTATAGATTTTGATACTGAATTTACACAAATTAGTTGTGATGAAAGTGGTAGTTATTTTACAATTTATATGAACGGTTTAGAACCAGAAAGATATTATGAAATTTTAATACAAACTACAATTAATGGGAATACTATAGTAAAAGATGATCAGTATTATTTTAAAGTTGTAAATGGGTAATCATGATTCAAACAAAAAATGTAGATTTAATAAAAGAAGTTTTTGATAAAAACCAGTATGAACAAGTAATTGATACTAGTTTTTCTCAATTGGGAGTACCTTCAATTAGTTCAAGTGCAGAAAATCAAGTAAGCGTTGAAGAATTCTTTGGATATTACAATAATCTTTTTTATGATATACCCGCAACTGGTGAAACTAATTCTCATGAATTTTTAGTTAAAAATAGTGGTAGATATATTAATTTTGATCAAATATCAGATGAAATTAGAGCACTACAAGAAGAAATTACAGGACTAAGGGAAGATTTGCTAGCAGAACAAATAAAAGTAGCAGAACTAGAATCTGGTATAACAATAGATACTGGTTCATTAGATTTAGGAACTAATACCTCAATTGTAGGTAGTAACATAGTTAGTAGTGGGGGTTCAACAGCAACCGGTACTTCTAATTTAAATACAAGCTATTAATAAATGAAAGAACAAATAATAATCCAATCAGTATCACCAGATACTTTTGAATTTCAGGACTATTCTAGTAGTGATCAAACTTTAATTACTACTAATGAACTAGATACTGTATTTTCAGGTTCTATAGATTATATTGAAGCTTATGTTTTTGATGCTAATAAAGTATCAATAACTAGTGCTGTTCCTTTTACTAATTATAAAGTTACAGAAGGAAATGTTGTGTTAAATCCTTCTGAAGATTTAGAAAGATTTGGATTTGATGTTGGTGAATATTTTATATCTTATGAATTTTATAGACCTAGATTAGGTTCAACATTAAACACTACATATTACATTAGTGAAATTAGTTCTGATAGGACTGAAATAAGATTAGATACAACAGTAATAGATAACGCTTTAGTAATAAGTTCAAGTTTAGAATTTATAGAATATAGAGATACTGCTGAATATTTTGTAGACTTTTTTCTTAATTTTGGTGATAACCAACAAATTATAGCTAATAACTTAGAATTAGATACTACAGATGAAAATAATCCTACTTTATTAGTTAAATTATATGACCCACTCCCAAGTGAATTTGATTTAAAATCAGTTTGTAGTGTAGTAGAAGAAATTTCAACCCCACAATCTTATAAAGTTACATTCCCTCCTTTAGAATTTACTCAAGATGATTTTACTTATATATCGGGACCAAATTATAGCCTAAATATTAAAGGACAATCAGGTACTCCGGGTATGGATTTTTCTTATTCAACCCTTATATCATCTGATGTAACTAGTTCTACTAATCAAATTGATAGTTTATTAAATAAAAAAGAAATTGAGATAAGTGTAGATTATGAAGATTATAATGATTTTATTTATTTTTCATCTGCATATACTAGACTTCAAAACTTTTATTATAAAGTAGGATTAATTCAATCTGCAAGCGCCCAATTAGGATCTATTACTTCAGCAACAACAGGATCAGTAGTTTATAGTGCTAGCCAAGCAACATTATCTAATATAGTTTCTGATACTATTAAAAACTTTGATGGATATGAGTATTTCCTTTACTTTAATAGTGGTTCACAATATTCTTATCCAAAATCTAATAGTGAACCTCCATATATTTTATATCCAACAGGGAGTACAGAAGCTTTAAATTGGTTAGGATCTACTGATGCTAGCAGTGCTTATTATGGAGGGCAAGCAGTATCTGCTTCTAATTATGATGAAAATAACCAAGATTCATTATATTATGCTATCCCTGAATATTTGAGAAGCGATCCCCAAAATGCTAAATATGAATTATTTGTTGATATGGTTGGTCAACATTATGATAATATATGGCTTTATACTAAAAATATTACTACAAAATTTGATGCGGATAATAGATTAAATTATGGTATTTCCAAAGACATGGTTGCAGATGCAATTAGAGATTTTGGTGTAAAACTTTATTCTAATAATTTTAATACTGATGATTTATATGTAGCCTTTTTAGGATTAACTCCATCTGGTAGTTCATTCCCTTTCCCATATATAACAGGTAGTACACCCGCAGATACTGGGTATGAGTATGTAAATTCTCAAATATCTGCTTCAAATGATATAATCCCACTAGACGATATAAATAAACGTTTATATAAACGAATTTACCATAATATACCATATTTACTAAAAACTAAAGGTACAGTAGCTGGTTTAAGAGCATTAATTACATCCTATGGAATCCCAGATACAATTTTAAGAATAAATGAATTTGGAGGTAAAGATAGAAATAATTCTCAAGATTGGGATTTAAAACAAGATTTTTATAATGTAGGACTAAATACAACTAGTTCAGCATTTACATCTTCATTTGTACTAAACAGTGCTTTTTCTTCATCAATCATTCCTCCTTCATCGGATCCAACTCCAATTGTTTCACGACCAGGAGCTATGCAATTTAGATTTAAAACTAATGGTATTCCATCAGCTTCAAATTCGCCAACAACTCAATCTTTCTTTGAAACTGATTCAACTAGTACAGTTGCTATGGGCATCGAATATAATGAAGCATTATTAGTTACAGGTTCATATTCTGGTTCAGTCGAAAGTCAATATAAAAATTATGGAACTATAAAATTTTGGCCTAATATTGATACTAACCCTACTAACTATGCCTCTTTATATTTACCATTTTGGGATGGGAATTGGTGGTCAGTACAAGTAAATAGAAATTCAGAAAATGCAACATTTACTTTACTTGCAGCTAATAAAATAGGTGAAAACTTAGGGTTTACTGGAAGTGATACCATTAGTGCTGATTTAGGTCCTTGGAATAGTTCTGATTCTATACTTTGGTTACCTCAAACTTATAAACAATTTGCAGGAATATATTATTTCCCTCTTACAGGTTCACTTCAAGAAGTAAGATATTATACAGAAGCTATAAGTGAAAGTATTTTCCATGATTACGCAATGAATCCATATTCATTTGAAGGAAATAGTACTAATAGTGCCCCTGATAAATTAGCCTTCAGACTATCGTTAGGAACATTATTAAATACAGGATCATATGAAGATTCAATTCATCCTAAAATAACTGGATCATGGATTACTACTTCTTCTTTTAATGGACAAAGCTCAGCATCATTTTCAGGAACACCAACTTGGTTAAATAATGTAGAAGATATTTATCTTGACCAAACACCTTCAGGAATAAGAAATAGAGTTACAGATAAAATTCAAACTGAAGAATTAATATTACCTGAAGGAGATACTTTATCTGCTTATAGATCAGTCCAACAAAACTCTTATTCAAGTGGTAGTTTTACTCCTAGTGTTAATTATTTAGAAGTAGCTTTTTCACCCCAAGATCAAATTAATGATGATATAACAGCCCAAATGGGTTACTTTAATTTAGGAGATTATATAGGAGACCCTAGATTAATATCATCATCAGTTACAAGTTATCCTGACTTAGATTTATTAAGGGATGCTTATTTTGAAAAGTATATTACAAATTATGATTTAACTGATTTTATTAGGTTAATTAAATTCTTTGACAATTCATTATTTAAAATGATAGAAGATTTTACACCTGCAAGAACTAGTTTATCATCTGGGGTAGTAATAAAACAACATTTATTAGAAAGAAATAGACAACGTCCTGCAATTGTAACATCTTCATTTGAACAATTTTCGGGATCAGTTAAAAATTTACCAAAAGATTACAGTACAGGTTCTTCAGATCAACCACAATATGCAACCTCAGGATCTGCTATTTATGTATTTAAAGGAGGAACAGGTGGTTCATTTGAGCCTTTTAATGGGTTACAAACTTACCCATCAGGTACTTTAGGAATTGGTCCTGATAATAGATATTTCTTAACTCAAAGTTGGGAAGAATCATGGATGACTTTTTCGGGATCTGCTCCTATTCAAAGAGTTGATCAAAGAGAATTTTATAATGGGGAATTTAGTGGGTCAATTATACCAGTAGGAATAGAAGATATTTGTAGTGCTTATTTTAAACCTGGAATGCAAGAATATAGGTATGTTCCTGTATTTTGGAGTGCAGATGGCAATAATTCAACATTAACTATTAGTGAATCAGAATTTTTATCTCCTACAAACCAACCTCCAACAGGGTATGTTTGGTTTTGGAATAATGGAGATAATATTGTTTACATTAAACTATCATTAGAAAGTTATAATGGTATTAATATTTCAACTTTTATACAAAATGTAGAATATGTTACCTTCCAGTTTACAGCTCCAGTAGATAGTAATGGAGAATTTATAGTTCCAAATACACCCCAAACTTTTTACTTAGAATCTATTGTAATACAACCTGGGACATCAGCAGTCCCTCCAGGGGTTGGAGATGCATTAGCATATACAGTACCAGGAATTTCTTCAACAGTAGTTTCCTCTGCAGATGCTTCATTTTATAATTTTAATTTTTCAGCAAGTGGGGATTATCAATGGCATGCTACACAAAACACAGCTACAGATCCTAACCCAGTATTAGATACTGGAATTTCTGCCTCTGTACCACAAGGTTATTTTCCGTTAACAGCAGATTACCCAACTGAATCTTTCTTTAGAGGATGGGCTTCATCTAATTTTTATACAAATGGTACTTATAATTCCTATAATGGAATTTTATATGATCCTTTAGATAATTTCAATACAGGATCTCATGAAAGAGATAATACAGATACTACTTTATTAAGTGGTGTTGATCCTGCAAGTAATTTCCCATGGTTTATGAATGCCGGAGTTGAAGGTGAAGGATTAAGTTGGATACAAGTCCCATCAGAATCATTCCTAGATTATGCTAATATACCTGATTCAACAGTAGGACCTGTTGCTACAAATAATTATTTTAATATAGCTTGGACAAGCCAAAGCTCAGCTGAATCCCCAGCAATACAAGGAGTAAATTATTATTATAATGCTAGTAATAATGCTATTTATATGTCTGGTTCAGAATATCAAAATGAACTTAAAATTATAAATCCATTATATTCTAGTAGTTTAATGTTTAAAATTAGTGGAACTAGCCAACTTTCAAGCACTGCTACATCATATACTCCATTAGGTCAAACTAATTTAGTTATTCCTATTGACCCATCAAGAGGTCAAGAATTATGGGTTTACAGAGGAGAATCATTTGCCCCAGTTGCAGACTCAAATGCTTGGAGATATAATAGATATATCCATAGACCTTATAAGGTATACTACCTAACAGAAACAGGATCTGGTTCTCCATCTGATCCTTATGGTGAATATGATCCTATGGTAAGATTACCTTTAGCACCTAATCCACTTGATAGACCTACTCCATATACTACTATATGGCATGGTGAAACTGTAACTATGTTAGGTACTCAAGGAGATTCAATTCAAAGAGCATACCAAAAACCATTAAATGCAACAGAAACCCTTCCATCACTTGAAATGGTATCTGGTAGTTTTAATGTATTTAGTAGTTTAAGACAAGTAAAACCATTTATATTTACAACTTATAAAATAGTAAAACCAAACCCACCAGTAGGAGGTGCTATTGGTAGTGGATCATTTGTTTCAATTTCACAATCAGATGGAACACCATTTGCAAGATTACAAATGTTCCAATACCAAAACCCAAATTTAATTCTTTGTCAATACCAATTATATATGGTTCACCAAGTTGGTGGAGGATCTACTACTATAAATTATTTTGATGGTGATGGAATTCAACGAAGTGAACAAGTTAATGCTGGAGAATTTTTTGCATGGTGTGTTGATGGTTTATTAGTTGCCCCATATCCTGGTGGTCAATATTACCAAATAGACTCAACTTCCGGAGGTGGGCTTTTAGTTGGAGATTTTTATGATTCACCTATATGGAATTCATTTAGCCCACCAGCGGAATCAACTTTTGAAAATTGTAACCAATATTGTTTATCAGAAACAGATGGTAGTTCAGGTACACTAAGTGTTACATCAGAAAACACTCAACCTTATTTTTATTATCCTCCTTTCAAAACATTAAATGCTCCAACTGTAGGTCATCAAAATGGTCAGTATAATATTCCATATGGTGGAAACTTTGATGGACTAAATACTTCTTCCTTATCACTAACAACAGGAACTTCTCCATTTGGTAATAATTTTCAACCACAAGGGTTAGTATTCCCTCCTGGTAGTTATATTTTTACTATGAGTGCATTTGATACAAATCAAATGGAAGGTGGAAAAACTGAATTTGGTTTATGGACAACTTATGGAGATTATGCTCAATATGATTTACAACATCTTGATGGATCAGGAGTAAGTTCTTATACCTTTAATTATACAGATCAACAAGGCAACTCAGTAAATAATACTATTGGAGAAGATAATGAAGCTTACGTATTTGCACAATTAGGTACACCAAATGTATCAGGAATTTTTGATCCAGATTATGTTGTAACTAGTTCAATCTCAACTCGTTATGCTTCAGGTGTAGCTTTACCAAGTTCTTTTGCTACTAAAGTAGTTGATGCCTATTTAGTTTATTCACAATCGGCTTCAGGTAGTTTAGATGGTGGATACTTATTTGATGTAGTTCCTACTTTAACTAATATATCATTTACAGCTTCAGTTGTAGTGAGTTCATTTACAGATGCTCAATCAGCCCTTTATGGTAATGCTATATATGGAACAGATGAATATGGAGGTGGAAATAGTGGAGGAGGAACAACATGGACAACAGCATCTATACACCTATATTCTGGATCGGCTAATAATTTCCCAAATAAAATGCCTGTAATTGGCGATGGTAATATTTTAGCTTCTACTAGTTCTTATAGTCTAACCCACCATGAAGGAGAAAGAATAACTTTAATGGCAGATTTCCCTGCTGGTAGCTTTGAATATAATGAAGTATTAAAATTAGCTTTAAAAGTTGAAAGTGGGTCAAATGCATCTTCTGTTGTACAAAATTCATTAGTAGTAACAGAATATAGTATGAGCTTTTCAAGTTCATATGATCCAACAATAGATCCTTCTATCCCAACTGTATTTGATAGTGATAATAACTTTGCATTAGCTTATGATTGCCAACCTTTATTAAATAACTACCAGGACGGAAGATTAAATCTTAGATTACAAGATATAGATTATAATGATGGAATTTTAACACCTAGTAATTTCCAACAAATTATAGAATTTTCAGCTTCTAGAGCATCTGTACCTGAATCTAATTATACAGCTATAAGATCAAGAGGACCAAGGTATATTGGAAAACAAAGCACATCAGCAATAATAAACCAGTGGAGTGCCGGGGATGCAGGTTCATATGGTAAATTACCTAATGTAGAAATTGCAAGAGCATACACGACATATTTTAATGCTCTTTCAGACCCTTATCCTTTATTAAATAATAAAGTACAATATAGTTTACAATATTTAATTGGACAAGATGGAGATATTTCTCAACCAAAATTATCTAATACTTCTATTTATAATATACAAGGAACTTTTGATGAGTGGGGAATAAATAGAGTTGTTGAAAATCCTCCTTATACATCAAGTGGGGTTGTTTCATTAGTAAACCCTGATGATAATAATTTATTACCATTACAAGGAGAAGTTCCAATATATAAAATAGGACAAAGATTAGTACCTGTAATTTATACCCAACAATCAGGAGTATTTCCTTTTATGATACCTGGAGAAACTGCAGGTGTGTTAACAGCATCTATTCAATTAATAGGTAATGAACCTGTTGATGTAAATATTCAACCAGAATTTAATAATTATACTTCTACGGCTATTGGAGAAAGTTCTCAATCTGGTAACCAAAGTACTTTTGGTCCTGTAACATTTAAAGCAAATAATGTCACACCGTCATCAGATGGAAACTCCTCAGCAACATCCCCAACAAGGAATGTTACAGCATCTGTTACTAATACAGGAACAGGCTTACCTGTGTATCAAACTTCTACTGGTGCCTCACATGGATTTTTAACAATTCCAGTTACAGATGGTACAGCATTTGCTGCAGACACTGGTATTACCCCTGGTACTGGTAATGATTTATCACAACCTTATGATTTAAACTTTAGTTTAGGTATTGATACAACACCACTAACATATAGAGTACAAACCACAAACCCAAATAAATCAAACAACTTCAATACAAATCCAAATGTTGGGTCCTTAAATGTTATACTTGATAGAAAAGAAAATTATGCATCTGGTGTTTTTGCAGGAGCAAGACTCCAAAATGTTAAAGTAACATTTACTAATTATTATTCTGCAATAGGTGGTTCAAATAGACAAGTTACATTTGATTATGGGTCAGCAGCATCACAATTTGTAGAAGTAAACGCTGGTTCAGGAACAGGAGGTGTCACAGTTAGGTTTAATACAGATATTATTGAAGAAATTATAACAGATGTAGGTGAAAGTGCAAAGGCAGTATCAGATGGTGGTGGTTTATTAAAACAAAGATGGACAATATCAGCTAAATTAAGACAAACAGGTGGTGGAGGATTTGCCGCATATCCTGCTAATCCTTTAAAACAAGGACAACAATTTAGAATAGAAGCATCCGGAGATTTTATAACAGGAGCTTCACAATTTAATGCTAATTTAAATCCTAAATTTTTCCCATCAGCTCAAGATGGTTCAGCTTTTTATAAATTAGAGCTACAAGGTAGATCTAGTAACCCTATTGAAGATGCAATAGCACCATTCTGGGAATTTTCGGGAAGTTCTCAATCTACTTTAATTTGTGTTTCACCTCAATTAAATAAAGCATACGGTAGAGATTTTAAACAAAAAGATTTAATTTATACCGCAAGTCAAAATAAAGATTTCCCTGGTGGGTTAGAACCATTCTATACTTCTTTTCCAACTGTACAAGAAAATTGGAGTGTACAACAAGGAGATCAAATTAGATTTAAGAATGACGAGGAACATGCTTATACTATAACTAATGTAACAACCCCAGAAGCAAATACGGATAGTAACACTTGGGTTGATAATTTCCCTTCATTAATAATTGAAGTTGATGGGGATATTCCTACAAGTTTTGATCAAAGATATACAGCTTCTTTAAATATTTTAGGTAGAGCTCTTAACCCATTATTTAGTCAATCTTTATTTGATACTGGCCCAGAAACGGTAGTTCCCCAATATGAAGACATATTAGTTGATGGAGCAAGAATTGTAAGAGGGTTAGATTTCTTTGTACTTAGAAGATTTAAAGATGATGCTGGGGTTATAATAATGGATCAACAAGTTCCTTATAATAATCCACCTAATACAGGTTCATCAGCTGGATTTATATTTCCACCATACCCAACGGAACCTTTATCAGTAGAACCAGATAATTTATTAGAAGACCTTAGAAATAATAAACTAATTGAATAAAATTATAATTTAACATATTTATAACATATAACAATATTTATATAAAAATACACAATGGGATACTTAAACAACGCAGTAATAACAGTAGATGCTATTCTCACAAGAAAAGGTAGAGAAACATTGGCTGCTAATGATGGTTCATTTCGAATTACCCAATTTGCTTTAGCTGATGATGAAATAGATTATACATTATATAATCCTACACATCCCTCAGGTTCTGCTTATTACGGTGAAGCAATCGTAAATCAACCTTTATTAGAGGCATTTCCTTTAGAAAGCCAAATAATGAAATATAAACTAACAACGTTACCTAGAGGTACAGCTAAAATGCCAGTATTAAATCTTGGATATGCAGCAATTACTCTTCAACAGGGTGCTCAATTAGCAATTACTCCTCAAACATTAAACTATTTAGGTAATGATCAAACATTTGAAACAAGCGGATATTCAGCTACAATTGGTGATGTAAGAACTATGGCTTCATTTGAAGGTTTAGGTATCCAATCTACAGCAGCAGCTGATGCTAATGCTACTGCAACAACAACAATTGGAACAAATGTATCTGCAACAGTAATTGGTACTCAAATTAACTTAAGAGCTACTACTGTTAACACTTTATTTGGTAATCAAACATCATTAGTTACAACTTTAACTGTAATTGGTTTAGATAGTGGAGCAAGAATAACAGTTCCTGTAACAATAACTAAAACCGCTACTTAAAAAAATATTATAAATGAGCTTTAAAAGATTAGATCCAGAAGATTTTGTAGTAAGTGCAGATGCTGTTTCATCAACAGTTTGGTCTGGGAATGTTCCTAACTTAACTACTTTTTTCACCTCTTCTACCCAAGAAACAGGACAATCAGGTGAATATTATTTAAATGTATTAAACACAGCCTCAGATGAGGCTAGTTCTGCTATACAATATGCAATAGCTTATGGTGATGATACAGGTGGGGGAGCAGCAGCATATAATTATGCAGTTAATTCCTATTCTCCTTCTACTACAATTTATGGTTCCTATAGAACCTTAGTTTTAGAAGATGAAAATGCAGAATTTATTTTTGGTGATGTATCTGGTTCCTATTTTTATGCCCTAAGTGTAGATAGAGCTCGTTATAAAGAATCATTATTTCCTGGTTCTTTAAATTTACAACTATCAAGTAGTGTGAGTGGACAAACTAATGCTTTAGTTTTAACTGATAATTCCCAAGATGTTACTACACCTACCTATTATGGAACACAAAGAGCTTATCAAATAGTAAGTGGTTCAAATGGTAGTGCTTATAATAAAGCATCTGGTGGGACAGGATACACAACAAACTCAGGATCTTATGGTTTATTTTTACCAGATATTTCAACTATTATTTTAAATGGAGCAGCATTAGATGAAAATTCTGTAGAAGGAATTAATCTAGGAACTGATAGAACAGAAAATACTGATGCTAACAATGCCCAAAAATTATTCTTACACATGTCAGGTAGTGCAACATCTGGTGGGTCTTTCTTTGGATTAGGTTCCCAAGAAACAATAACATCAGATTATGTATTTGTAAGAGCAAGAAGTTCTGAATTTAATTATTCAGAAAACCCATCATTTATATCGGGTTCAACAGGTGAAGTAATATATTCTTATTTTATAAATAACCCTAATGTATTTCCTACAACAGTTGGTTTATATAATGATAATAATGATTTACTTGCTGTAGCAAAATTATCAAAACCAATTTTAAAAGATTTTACAAAAGAAGCTCTAATACGAGTTAAACTAGATTTCTAAGATGAATGGCGGCTTTCAAACAATTCAATTCACAGGATATAATTGTATCGCCATTAGAAGTAAATAAATCATTTACTTTTAAAGGTGACGGCGAGCTCTCTGCTTCCAATGCCGATGTTAATAGATTTTTAGGAAAAAATGTAAATTTTACAGCTTCGGATAATTATATAACAGGATTTAATTCTGGTAGTTTAATTTTATCCCAATCTTCAGTATATGATTCAGTAAAAGAATTATATTATTCTAATTACTTAACTCAAAGCTTTGGTGATGATGCAATAACTGCTAGCGTACTTTTAGGCGCTGATAGAGCTGGCGATGTATTAATAGGTCCTAATGGATCTAACGGAAGATACGTAAATTATTTGCAATCTACATTAACACAATCACGTTACTTTCCAACAGGATCAAGTGAACAGGTTTTAGTATTTTCTATACCCTCTAAATTATATGGAGATTATATCCAACCAGAATCATTTGTATTAACTCTTGGTTATGATAGTACTAATTTTACTGATTTAGCAGAAATTACAGATGATGGAGAAGGCAATTTATTATCTGCTAGTATTAATGTAGGACAAATATTTTATCCTCATGGTATTGCTGTAATAACACAACAAGATTTTGATGGAAACAGCTTAGAAAATGCATATTCTAATACAGAAATATCTTGTTCATTTTCAAGTTCATATACAATTTATGAAACACAATATAAATGTACTATAGATGAAACTGAATTTAATTTTTCACAAAATCCAAGTATAATATCAAGTAGTGTAACTAATAATGTTAATACTTCAAGTGGGGTGCCTTATGATTTTGCAACTGGTTCTTATTTTAGTCCTTATGTAACAACAGTAGGTATGTATAATGAAGACTTTGAATTATTAGCTGTGGGTAAATTAGCTCAACCTTTACCTACTTCACAAACAACTGATACAACAATTTTAGTAAATATAGATAGATAATGGCTTGTACTCTTTCAAATGTTGGAATTCAGACAGGATGTGTAATACAACCAAAACACGTATCACAATCTGTAGATGCTTTTACTAAAGCAGAAGCATATGATGTTACACTATCAGGTTCATTAATTGTAACAGGTAGTGTTGAATTTACAAGTTCTAATAGCTGTGTTATAGTAAAAGGAATTCCTCAAGTATCCCAAGATCATGTATTATCTTATAATTGTAATACTGGTAATATAAATTATGTTGCAGTTAGTGCACTTGGAATAGAAGCAGCTGCAAGTCCCTATATAACAGGAAGTAATTGTGTTATTTTACCTCGAGATGGAGATAATGAATTAACAGGAGAACTTTCAGTAATTGGAGGTGGATATAGAAACTGTATTTTTGGTGTTTCAGAATACTCTGGGATACAATCCGGAATAGATAATGTTATATCTGGTTCTAATTTTAACAATCAAAATTATATTGGAGGTGGAAATACAAATATAATGTGTAGTTATGACCTTCTTAGAAATACTATAGGAGGAGGATCAAATAACAAAATATGTGGGGATCTTGGTAATCTTACAGGAGGCGGTATTCAAACTAGTGTAATAGTAGGAGGAGATCAAAATATAATTTCCGGTTCTGCAGCTAGAACTGTAATTGTAGGTGGATTTAGAAACTGTATTATAGGATGTCAATCTTCACCATCTGCAAATGTAATTGTAGGTGGTATAGATAATAGTATTAAACCTAATTGTGTATACTCTAATTTTATTGGAACAGGAGGTAAAAATACTATTGATCCCACTATTGCAAACCCATCATGTGACCATATAGCTAATGCTGTTATTGTTGCTGGATGCCTTAATACTGGCTCATGTCATAATACTTTTATCGCTGCAGGATGCTGTAATTACGCGTGTCATGAAGAAGCTTTTATTTTAGGTTCTTGTATTACAAGTTGTGCTGCATGTACAACCCACGTAAATAATTTAAATGTAGGATGTACTACACAAATGCAATTAAGAGATCCTATTGGTACAGGCCAAATAGGAATGTTAGTAGCTTGTGATGCAGGGGGTGGAGCAGCTGAGTTGTATTTTCATGATGGAACTTCATATAAAAAAGTTTGTTTAGTACCATAAAAGAAAAAAGTTAATATTTATAATAAAACCTGATGGCCAAACAGTTAGAAAATATTTTTGACCCAAATGTTGATGAAATATCACAAGGGTTTACTATTAATTCTTGGCATGTATCTCAATCCGTAGATGCATTTACAGCTCAAGATGCTTATGATATTTCAATATCAGGTTCTTTTAATAATACAGGTTCAGCAGGATTTTCAGGAAGTGTATTTACCCCAGATTTACCAGACACAACAGCAGATTTTGAAGTAGTTGTTGTAGATAACACTTCAAAAGAATTAAAGAAAACAAACTTATTAAATGCCGGTTCTTCAGGTACAAGTGGTTCTTCAGGAACTTCAGGTAGCTCAGGTACATCAGGTTCATCAGGAACAAGCGGATCAAGTGGAACAAGTGGATCTTCAGGTAATAGTGGTTCTTCAGGTACATCAGGTGCGGATGGAGATAGATATGCTACTACTTCAGGTACATCAGAAACATTAGGAGATGGTAATCAATGTATAACTGTTGAAACAGGACTAGCTTATACTGCAGGTCAAGAAATGATAATGGCCAACAGTGATACGGCTCTTCAAACAGCTTTAGTTGTTAGTTACGACTCAGTTACTGGAATTTTATGTTATGGAGCTATTATACTTCAAATTGGTTCTGGAACTTATAGTAGTTGGCAAGTTAACTTATCAGGAAATGTAGCAGGTTCAAGTGGTACAAGTGGTTCATCAGGTACTTCAGGAACTTCTGGCTCATCAGGTCAACAAGGAGATCCAGGTACCTCAGGTTCATCGGGTACATCAGGTTCATCAGGAACAAGCGGATCAAGTGGTACCTCAGGATCTTCAGGTGAATCTGATAAATATGCAACAACTTCAGGTACATCATTTACTTTAGGTGGAAATGGTACTATTACTGTAGAAACAGATTTAGCTTATACGCCTGCTCAATCTATTATTATTGTATATGATGTTAATAATTTTCAAGAATGTGAGGTTATAACCTATAATAGTTCAACTGGTGAATTGGTATTTGGCTCACCTACAAGAACAGTAGGATCAGGAACATATTCAACTTGGACAGTTAACTTAGATGGTGCATCTGGTGGAGATGGTTCTTCTGGTACAAGTGGATCAAGTGGAACTTCAGGTTCTTCTGGTACAGCAGGTACAAGTGGCTCAAGCGGTACATCAGGAACATCTGGTTCTTCAGGAGTAAGTGGTTCTTCTGGTTCATCCGGAACATCAGGTTCAAGCGGTACGTCAGGTTCATCTGGCACTTCAGGTAGTTCAGGTAGTTCAGGAACAAGTGGTTCAAGTGGTAACTCTGGTACTTCAGGTTCTTCAGGAACTTCAGGCTCAAGTGGTGACTCAGGTACAAGTGGTTCTTCAGGTACATCAGGTACATCAGGTACAAGTGGAACTAGCGGAACTTCTGGTTCATCTGGAACTTCAGGATCTTCAGGAACATCTGGTTCTTCAGGTACTTCTGGAACAGATGGAACATCAGGTTCATCAGGAACAAGTGGTACATCAGGTTCAAGTGGTACTTCAGGAACTTCTGGAACTTCAGGAACAAGTGGATCAAGTGGAACTTCAGGTAGTTCAGGTGAAGATGGAACTTCGGGTAGTTCAGGAACAAGTGGTAGTTCAGGAACAAGTGGAACAAGTGGAACTAGTGGTTCTAGTGGAACAAGTGGTACATCAGGTTCAAGTGGAACATCTGGAAGTTCTGGTTCAAGTGGAACTAGCGGAACTAGTGGTACAAGCGGAAGCTCAGGTACTAGTGGTACATCTGGAACTTCAGGTACATCAGGTTCATCAGGAACTAGTGGAACTTCAGGTTCAAGCGGTACAAGTGGTACTTCAGGAACTTCTGGAACAAGTGGAACTTCAGGTTCATCTGGCTCTTCAGGTACATCAGGAAATAGTGGTACAAGTGGATCGAGTGGTAATTCTGGAACTTCAGGTTCAAGTGGTACTTCTGGTTCATCTGGGACGTCAGGTACATCCGGTTCTTCTGGAACATCAGGAACAAGTGGTACATCTGGAACTTCGGGTAGTTCAGGAGAAGATGGTACTTCAGGTTCAAGTGGTACAAGCGGTTCAAGTGGTACATCAGACAAGTACGCAACAACTTCAGGTACATCATTTACTTTAGGGAATAGTGGGACAATAACAGTAGAAACAGGCTTAGCTTATACAACAGCACAATCTATTATTATTGTATATGATATTGATAACTTCCAAGAATGTGAAGTTACATCTTATAATAGTGCAACAGGAGAACTTTCGTTTGATAGTCCTACTAGAACAGTAGGTTCAGGTACGTATTCAACATGGGAAGTAAACCTTGATGGTGCTTCAGGTGGAGATGGTAGTTCAGGTACAAGTGGTACTTCAGGTACATCAGGTTCAAGTGGTACAAGTGGAACATCCGGTACTAGTGGTTCATCAGGAACAAGTGGAACATCAGGTTCATCAGGAACAAGTGGTACATCAGGAACATCAGGATCATCAGGTAATTCAGGAACTTCAGGAAGTTCAGGTACAAGTGGTACTTCAGGTACATCAGGTACTTCTGGTACTAGTGGTACAAGTGGATCTTCAGGTACATCAGGTACTTCAGGTTCATCGGGAACAAGTGGTACAAGTGGAACAAGTGGTTCAAGTGGAAATTCTGGAACATCTGGTTCATCAGGTACATCAGGTTCAAGTGGAAATTCAGGTACAAGTGGTTCATCAGGTACAAGTGGTACAAGTGGAACATCAGGTACAAGTGGATCAAGTGGTACTAGCGGTAGTTCTGGAGAAGACGGTACTTCAGGATCTTCAGGAACAAGTGGAAGTTCAGGTACAAGTGGTTCATCAGGAACAAATGGTACTTCTGGTACTTCAGGTTCATCAGGAACAAGTGGTACAAGTGGTTCTTCTGGAACATCTGGGACATCTGGAACTAGTGGTTCTTCAGGAACTTCTGGTACATCAGGTTCAAGTGGAACTAGTGGTACAGATGGTACTTCTGGAACAAGTGGAACTTCAGGTTCATCAGGAACATCTGGTTCTTCAGGAACTTCAGGAACAAACGGAACAGATGGTACATCTGGTTCTAGTGGTAATTCTGGAACATCAGGTTCAAGTGGTACTAGCGGATCATCAGGAGATAGTGGTACAAGTGGTTCTTCAGGAACTTCAGGTACAGACGGAACCTCAGGTTCAAGCGGTACAAGTGGTACAGATGGTACTTCAGGAAGTTCAGGTACGAGTGGGACCAGTGGAACTTCAGGTTCTAGTGGAACTAGTGGAACTTCAGGAACAAGTGGATCTAGTGGTACAAGTGGAACATCTGGAACTAGTGGTTCATCAGGAACAAGTGGTACAGATGGTACTTCAGGAAGTTCAGGTACTTCGGGTACAAGTGGAACTTCAGGTAGTTCAGGAACAAGCGGTCAAGATGGAACTTCAGGTTCATCAGGAACTTCTGGAACATCTGGTACATCTGGAACAAGTGGATCTTCAGGAACTTCAGACAAATATAGAACAACTTCAACTACTTCGTTTACCTTAGGTAATAGTGGTACTTTAACAGTTGATGTTGGTTTAGCATATACACCTGCACAATCTATTATTATTGTTTATGATGTAGATAATTTCCAAGAGTGTGAAGTTATAACTTATAATGATGCAACAGGTGCTTTAGCATTTGATACCCCTACAAGAACAGTAGGTTCAGGTACATACACTTCTTGGACAGTTAATTTAGATGGTGCTTCAGGAGGAGATGGTTCTTCAGGTACAAGTGGATCTTCTGGTACATCAGGTACTAGTGGTACAAGTGGTTCAAGTGGAACTAGTGGCTCAAGTGGTACTTCAGGTACATCTGGAACAAGTGGCTCTTCGGGAACTTCAGGAACAAGTGGCTCATCAGGAACAAGTGGAACAAGTGGAAGTTCAGGTGAATCTGGTACAAGTGGAACTTCAGGTACTTCAGGTACATCAGGTACTAGTGGTTCATCAGGTACAAGTGGATCTTCAGGAGTATCTGGTACATCAGGTTCAAGTGGTACAAGTGGTACAGATGGTACTTCGGGTACAGACGGAACTTCAGGATCAAGTGGAACTAGTGGAACTTCAGGAACAAGTGGTTCATCTGGAACTTCTGGTACTAGTGGAACATCAGGTTCAAGTGGTACAAGTGGTACAGATGGTACTTCAGGAAGTTCAGGCACTTCAGGCACATCAGGAACTTCAGGTTCAAGTGGTACATCAGGTACTTCAGGAACAAGCGGTTCATCTGGTGCAAGTGGTCCAATAGGCCCTTATGAATATAATATTCCAGGAGACGAAGATTCAGGTATCCATCCTGTAAGTGGTTCAAATACTGCTGCAGGTTGTTGGTCAACTATTGCTGGTGGTGAAAATAATTATGTTGGTCTTGGGGGTACAAAATACCACTTTATAGGAGGTGGTTGTGATAATACGGTAGGAACTTGTGCTGCAGGTCAAGTTATTGTTGGAGGATATTGTAACTACTCACAAGGTAGTGTTTCTGCTAATAAATCTGATTGGAACTTTATAGGAGCTGGTATTGAAAACTGTAATATTGGTGGTGTAGCTGCTATTGTAGCTGGTAGAAATAATAAAATAGAAGGAACAGGCTTAGGAGCAGCTTATACGGGTGCATCTGGTAGTTTTATTGGAGCTGGTGCTAATAACTGCATTATTGCTGCATGTTGTTCTACAATTGTAGGAGGAAAATCAAA